TTACAACGCGGGGTCTAGAGATGATGTTGTCATAACGCTGGCATTACTCGCAAAAAGAGCCTCTGCGCGCCCTCCGGCTCCCACGTCAGCGGAGGGCATCCAGCGACCATAAACCTTGGCGATCATGGTCCAGTCTTTGTGGCCCATTTGCTGAGCAACCCACATCGGATTTTCGCCAGCGCTGAGCATCATCGAGGCGTATGTGTGTCGGCTCTGGTAAGGGCGCCGCCACCGTACGCCAGATTTTTTCATTGCTGGAATCCAAATCACTCGGTAGATGTAGCCGGCATGTCGCCATGGTTCGCCAGTGATGGTGTTCAGGAACACATGCTTTCCGGCCAGGAAGGTCAGTTCCTTTTGCTTGAGCAGCGCCTCTCTTGCAGGGCCAAGCAGCTTAACCGTTCTCCTGCTAGATGCGGTTTTGGTCGATTCGGGAACCTTGGCCGCCCTGGTCTTTGCCCGAACAATTCGGATTTCCCCAGCGATCCAATCTATATCCCCCCACTCCAGCGCGATTAGCTCACTAGGACGAAGACCAGTCCAGAACGCGAACTGCAGCTGAGCCCACGTCTCCCCACGCGCCGCCCTGAGCAGAGCATCCTGCTCCTCCCGGGTGAACGGATCCACGTCATCCTCCTCCTTGATCTCCTCCCGATTCTTGTATGCCCATCCCGAAAGCGGGTTGCTCTCAATGATTTCGTCTTCTACTGCGTCATTGAGCGCCGACCGAAAGCAGGTCTGAACTGTGGTCAGCCTACTATTCGAAACCTGGTAATCGGACAACTGATCCTTGATTACCTTCTTGTTGAGCTCTCCGAGCGACAGATCCCCAAACATTGGCTTAAGTATCGATCTGATGATTGACCGGTATAGGGCCGTGGTGCTCGATTTGAAGGTCTTCGTTTTCCGCTCCAGCCATTCGTCCAGATAGACGCCGACATTCTGGTTTGAGCTGGCCCTGGCAAACTGGGCGGCGCGCTTTGAACGCGGGAATGTGGCGGCGTAATCGAATGTGCCATTTGATATGGCGTACTCGATTGCCGACTTGTGCTGCTCCGCCTTTTTCAGGTTAGCGGCGGTGGGCTTGAGTTGGACCCGCTCCCGACACCGGACGCCCTGGTATTGGAATGTGATTTCGATACTACTTGAAGACGCGGGCCTGACGCCTCCCCCATCTCTACCCATGAGTAATACCCCTCAACGTCAATTAGGATTCTTCCGTCAGGCGCTTTACGCCAGACCATGTGCTTCGGCCATTTGCCGTCGCGAATTTTGGTCCTTATGGCGTCAGGTGTGTAGCCAGATTCGCGGGAGAATTGTTCCACGGTCTTGTATCGGACCATTGCGCGCCTCCTCAGGCCGTGAAGTGGTATCCGACCTGTACTGCACGGGCGGCGTCTTCAGTGTGGAATATGAGTTTTATCCTGCCGGTCCGTCCGCCGGCTTTGTACCCAACGGATAGCCACCAATAGCCGAACTTGCGGTACGGCTCGCCGAGGATCTTCGTGACGTAGCAGTCGATCAGGTTCATGGATGGTCTCCTAGCTCAGTCCCAGTCGTGAGTGATCTTTGGGTTAATAGGTGGTGTGCACTGGAGGGTGGCCAGGTCAAGCAGAGTGAAATGGCCATCCATCCAGCCGGCAGTGTCGATGTGGTAGACGTTGCCCAGGACGGCCGGCTGCCGCAGCGGGGTGTGGCCGCATACAAGGGCGCGCAAGCCTTCGACTCCCTCATTGTCACCGTCCTGAATTCTGCTGCGCGACCACATGCAGGTGTTCTGCACAAGCTTCAACTGCTTGTTGCTCTCGGGTGATTCCAGCTCGTAGCGCAACCTATCCCATGACGAGAAGGGACAGTCGGCGTGCACAATGCCAACCAAGCCTTCGGGCGTTTCCACCTCAATGGCGATCGGGATCTCGCGGAACTGGGCAGCAAACTCGCGTTGCTCATCCCAGGCCAGGCCGGCGAACCAACTTCCGCCGTTGTAGACCCAGTTCTCTGTGTCGCAGGTGTCGAACCGGCAGACATAGTCGTCGTGGTTGCCGCGCACCGGGTGGAACCATGGCTTGGCCAGCCAGTTGAGCACGTCGCGGCACTCGGGCCCACGGTCGACCAGGTCGCCAACGCTGAACAGCCGGTCAACTGCCGGGTTGAAGCCGGCAGAATCCAGGGAGGCCTGCAGGCGGGTGAAGTGCCCGTGAATGTCGCCGACCGCGAAATCGCGGCCAGCCGTGTTCTTGGCGAAGCGCTTGATGCGCACCACCTCGATATTTTCGAGCATGCAGAATCCTCGCCCGCGCATGTCGGCGGGCTTTAGTGGTATTTGGTGGATTAGGCCCGGTGGCCGCGCTGGATGAACCAGTCGAGGGCGTCGCAGATCAGCAGGTTTTCGTACCAGTCCTCGATCTCGCGTTGCTCATTGCGGTCGCGAAAGAAGGTGGGCCCGAGGTAGTTGTGCCAGCTCATGAACACCCTGGTGCCGTCGGCCAGAGGCAGGCGGTAGAACGGCGAACGGCAGACAAAACCGTGCTCGATGCGGATGCAGCTCATCGCGGCCCCCTGTAGATCAGGTAGGCCATGTAGGCGAGGGCGATCATGGCATCAGCTCCTTGGGCACCTGGACGGTATCGCCGAGCTTGGTGAGGACTAGGGTTCGGCAGAAGGCGACCAATGCGGTAGGCCCGTACAGCCAGATGCCTGTGCCGGCCGGACCGGCGCTGTAGCGGCAACTGCTGTCCTCCAGGTGCGGGTTGTGATGGGCGCTACCCAGGTGCTTGTCGAACAGGGGGCCGCCTTGGCTCCAGTTCCAGCTTGGGCGCCAGGCGCTGGTGTCATCCGGCAGCTTTCGCACCCACCCTTGGTGGTCGATGAAGACCGGTACCGCTTCGGCCTTAGCAACAGCCCAGTCCAGCGCCGCGCCGGCCAGGTTCGATACCCTCACTTCGATCAGGTCGGTCATGACTGCACCTGCTGCGTGTTGCACAAGACGACTTCGTCGTCATCCAAGGCTTTTACCGGGCCAAGACTGGCCAGGGCCTCAAGCGCAGCGGGGCGGTTTGCCTCCAGAGCTTGTCGCTCGGCTGCCATCCAAATGGTCAGGCCTGTTCCGCTTCCTCCGGTTCCGCCATAGCTGGAGACTGACTCGGCTTCTTCCTTGGCCGATTCCAGATAATCCTTCGTGCGGCAATGCGGGCACAGGTAGGAGCAGTCTTGCGGGTCGTATCCCTCGCCGGTGCCGGCGTCAAACAGATACCCGCCCGGCCTGCACTCCCAGTCACCGACTGAGTAGCCGCAGGCACTCGGCTCCGAATTAGCGTTTGCGTGGCTCACAGCTGATACCTCTCATCAATCCAGCGCCCAGGCGCCAGTGCGGGTGTAGGTCCTGAATCTTTTTCGTGCGGGGAGAGCTGGCGCTCGTTGCCGGCCTCGACGCAACTGGTGATTGCGTGCGACTGGCCAAGCTTCCGCATTTCGTAGGCGAGCCATGCAGAGCTGGCGACCAGTCCAGCTACCGCCAGCAGCAGGAGGCAGAGGGCGAGTCGGGTCATGGCTGTACCTCGATAGCGACGTCGTCGTGGATGCACTCGATGTCGCGCAGATCGTCGTCATCGATCTGCGACTCCCGGAGATCATTGTTTTCGAGCAATTCCTGAACTTCGTCGTCCGGCACGTCGTGCATCACGCGCTTGAAGTTCACGATGGCTGTGCCGGTCAGGATGATTGTTTTGGCCACGGAGATTCCTTTGCCGCCATATCGCGGCAGTGAATAGAGGGGAGAGGGGTTAGGAGCATTGGTGATGGCCAATAGTCTGATTCAGATCACGAAACAGGCAGGTGCGGTTGCGAACCGCTTCGGTTTGGCTATGGTGGGTTGATGCGTACAGCTGAAGTCGTAGGAGGCGGCATGCGGATTCGCGGAGACATTTATTGGCAATGGGCTGACCCAACGCTCCACCACCGGGAGCACGACGAAACTCTCGATGACGGCACGTTTATCGATGTCCAGGTGAGGCTCTCGCGCACGGGTGACACGCAAATGTTTATCGGCGTCTATGCGCCGGCTGGCACTGCGCTTCACGAAGAGGCTTTCGACTCCCGCCCAGGCGAGTCGATGACCAGAGCACTGGCCTGGGGCGTGGGGCGCGCTCGC